GTATTATTCTTGCTATACGTGGTATCTGTATCCACTCTTTTTGTTCTTCATCTTTTAAATCTGTTGGTTGTGGTAACTTCCACTTACCTAAACTTCTGTCCATTACTTCTTCTTCGGTGGTAGTATCATCACACCACCTGATGCTTCTACCTGTACTTTTTCAGTTTTAATTAAACCAACTCTATCTAATAATTCTTTTGATGCACCAAGTTTATCTCTAATACCTAATTGTGTAGGGTCATCAATACCACTTACCATAGCAACTGCTGCTTTAGGTGCATTACGACTCATATACAGTTGTGTCTCTTCCATTATCTCATCTTTCATAGATGCAACAATAGCAGAAGTAGCAGAATGCTCTGAGTATCCTGCAAGTAGTTTTGCTTGTACAGGGTCTCCATTAGCTTTGTCAAACAAAACTTCTAGAAACTTTTTCTGTCTTTCTGTTAGCTCACGTTTTTTTGTTGTCATACAGGTACACCATATCGCACAACTCTATCAATCAAACGTTGTGCTCTGTTTGGAGTTTGCTTAAACCATCTACTGTCTTCCATTTGCAAAGCCATTTCACGATAGTCTTCTACTTCTACGGCAGCAATCATGAGTTTAAATTTACGTAATCGAGGACCCCCAAGTTGAAATGCCATATTTATTAATACGTGTTGTATATCTTCAGGTAAAGAGTCAAAGTCATTAAATATATCTTGACAATCATTGATGGCAGTTTGCACATCTTTTTCAAACCACTCTTGCACTTGTTCTTCAGATATGGAAGTGCCAATAGGTCCTGCATATATTTCTTCATCCCACTCAGTAATCAAATGTCCGATTCCCCCGGTCAAATGCCCTTCACTGCAATGGTATGTTTCATATTTACATCCCTCGTCAGCCTCTATTTCTTTTCTTAATACATCTATATTCATCTTCTAAGTCCTTGTCTACGTTGTTCTGCGTGTAGTAATTCAACGTGCTTACGATAAAAATAGTTTCCTATTTTACTAATTATAGCAGATATTTGCAAAAATGTCAATGTTTTTATACTCACTTCTTCTTCCTAACTGCTCCACCTTTAGATACCATTGTTCTTCTTCTGTTTGGTATTCTTCTTCTTATATTAGGATTTATTACTGCTTGTTGAGCAGGTGCTGCAGTTTGTTTTTTGCTACCCATAGCTGCTGATAGATTTATGTTAGGTGATAGATTCTGTGATAAACTTTTTCTTACCTCCTCTAATGACTTTTTAGTAGGCATTTTTTGTTGTTGTTTTTTCATTTGTTGAAAACGTTTTCTATCTTGCTCCATTGCTTTTCTAAACTGTTTTACTATATCTATCCCTTTAGGTATAGGTTTTCCTGAAGCATCTAAACCTCTTCTAAGATTAGACAGATAAGCATTATATCTAGATATTTCTATCCCCCTTTGTCTAGGAGATAAATTTGCTCGTTTTATTCTGTCAAGAAATCTTTTTCTACTTTGGGAACTTAATTGTTGAGCAATACTTCTTCTTCTTTGAGCATTGAAGTATCTCCTTAATTGTGCGTCTGACATTCTTTGTAATTGTTGATTATTAAAACTAGGTATGGGTCTTCTAGGCAGTCTTGGTATTTGAGGTCTTTGAGGTCTGCCTATAGGTCTTTTTGGTGCAGGGTCTCCTGTAGGTCTTCTAGGTTTTAGTCTAACGTGTGCAAATCCTCTGTGTGCTTTTACTTTAGATTTTTTTTCTGCCATAATAACCTCTATTTTTTCTTTAACATTTTTGCTGCTTGACCTACACCTTTAATACCAAAAGATGCAGAGATAGCGATGTACAATAAGTATTGATACCAATCAGGTAATGTTGCCAATACCTCAAAGCCTTGTTGTACATACTCTCTCATTCCCGGAATGAAAACTAAAATTGCAGGTGCTAGTAAAACTACTAAGGCAAACTCGTCTTTCCAGCTATCATTTGTAGCATCAGCCATTTTGCCTTCCCATTCTATTTGTCCTGTAGCTACTTTCTCTGCCACAGTTGCTCTAGCTTTTGCCTCTGCTACCTTTGCCTTACCTTCTGCTTTTGTTTTTTCTAGTTTGTTTTGAAACCATGTTCCTGCGAGATTTGCTATTGGTCCTATTAGTGCTTGTATCATTATCTATCTTTTCCTTTAATCTTTCTGCTCTTAGTCTTTCTTTTAATTTAACTAAATTTACGAAATCTTGATGTTTTCTTTGCAATCTTTTTGGGTTGTTTAGATACCTGTCTACCTGCTCTCTTCGCTTTTCGTTTAGCAGCAGTAGAGGCTGCGTATTCACTGGGAGAAAGAGCCTTAATCGCTGCCGAAGGTAAATAACGTTCACCAGTAGCCTTTGACCCTTGTGTACTAGGTTTACCTGACTTGGTTCTCCATTTTTGTTTTGTCCACGCAACTAAAGACCTTTGTGATTTTTTAAGTGCCATTTATACTTTACCTGCCCACTTCGCTGCAAAATATATTACAGCTACTAATCCTACAAATGATAGTGATACTCCTACAACCCACTGCACAACTGTTAGTATTTCTTCTCTTCTTTTTCTATCTAGTCTTTCTTGTTCTCTTCTAGCTTTTCTAGCTTGAGCTTGAAACTTTTGCCAATCTGCCCACAATCCCGGTCTACCCACATATATCATTATTTGTTTAAGTTCTTCTTCTTGTTGCTTTAGTTTTTCTAAAGCCATGAACTCTTCTAAATCTCCACCTGTAACTCCTTTAGCTTTTTGTTTGTTTACTTCTTTTTCTATGTTTTCTTTTGCAAAAACAAAATCAGATATTTGTTTTCCACAACTTGCTAAATCTTTTCCGTTACTAACGAAACTTTTTATTACACCGAAGGCAGCATTTGCCGCTGCTAATTCTGCTAACATTTTACTTCCTTACAGGTTTACAATATGCAGTTATTCTTTTCCTTCCATCTTCTGTGGGTATAGTTGGTTGGTTATGCAGTCTTTCTGCAAAATATAAGCATCTATCAATGCTTTTAAATCTCTGTGTCTGATTGACTATCTCTTTGTCTATCATGAATATCAGTAAGAACTCTATCATTGTGATGACAGTCACATGAACATTCTTCGCAATCGCAGTCGTAGCATTCGCAAGTTTTACACCTTTTTCTTTTTTCTGTCATGTGCTTTCTTTAAACTTTCTTTTGCTTTCTTAAATATGGCTACAACTTCTGTCTTACCCATTACTTTAGCTCTTTGCTCACCGACTGTAAGTATCTGTATCTTTCTCGCATATGGCTTATTGATTTTTTTAACTTTTGCAACTGTGTTTCTTGCGTCTGTCGGTGTTGCAAATTTGATACTAACTGTGTCTTTAGGATTCTCATCCGTGTATAAACGTCTACCAGAACCTTTTGGTTTTTTGCCTGTGCCAACTTTAGGGTCTCTTTTCTTTTTAGTTGCGATAGCCACCACCTGCTTTTTTATAAGCAGAAGCTAACATCTGAGCTTTACGAGCACTCCACTGACCCGGAGCACCTCCTTTGCCACCTGCTTTTATTCTATTAAAAATTCTTTTTCTCATCGTGGGTTTAGTATAGTTACCTGCTTTATTTACAGTGCTACCACCCTTATTTAATTTTATAGCAGATAAGGCTTTTGCTTGACCTGCATGAGCCTTACTTGCTTTCTTTAATTTTCCTGCTACTTTTTTGATTGTACTTTTAGCTTTTTTTACTGCCATTTTTCTTTGCCTTTGATGGTAACAATCCTTTGCTTACTGCTCTAGCTCTTTCAGAAAAACCAAGTTTCTTTTTACTTCTTATTTTTCTTCTTATTGTTTGTAACTTGGCTACCATCTGAGTATAGATTGTTAAATGTCGTATGGGGGTCTAAATAGGATTCGTGTGCTTCTGCAGAATGTATCCACTGTGAAGGTGTAAAGTCTGGAGCACCTTCTCCTGTTACCCAAAGTGCAGGACTTGTTGCTCTAACTCTGTTATTTGGTAATGCAACAATGTTACCTGTCCATTCACCTGCATCTAACAAATACATTACGTGTGATTGTTTGTGTTGTGCAGGGTCATCTGCTATATCACTGTCTGTATAGTCAACAGTAAATAAATACTTTGCAGTATAAAATGCATTGTTTATTTTACAAAGCCAAGGGGAAGAACTGACTCTGTCCATAACAATGACACTATGATTTCTAGCTTCACAATCCCAAGGTTGACATAAATGGTCTTCCATTGGTTCTGCCCACTTATCTACAGGTATGTCTGCAACTAATGCTTGTATTGGCATTCTTGCCCACATTGCACCACCATGAACATTTTCATCTTCGGTACAACCTGTAAATACTACCTGAAAACTTAGTGACCTATCAGGTATAGTGTTAACTGCGAAAGCTAACGCATGAAGGAACTCACCATGATATTGTTGGTGATTACAAGTGAACTCTCTTCGCACCCAACACTTGAAGTGTGGGATGTTACTAATGAGATAAGACATTACTTACGTCTTGCTGCCCCACCTCTAGCCATGTACTTGGTCTTTTTCATTCCACCTTTAGCCATGTATTTTGTTTTCTTCATACCACCTTTAGCCATCATTTTAGATTTCTTTTTGGTAGCACCACCACGAGCCATCATCTTTGACTTTTTCTTTCCGTGCATTGGCATAATTATTTCTCCTTTTTATTTTTCTTTTTCTTCATCATGTCTATGGAAATAAGTAGTAGTCCACCCTTTCTATAATCCATGCTGCTCATACGTGGCTTTTTCATCATGCCACCACCATACATATATCCCATCTTATTACGGACGGGTGTAGGTAACTTTTTTAAGCCTACTTGGTCTGCAGTAGGCATCTTTAATCCACCTTTATTCATATTGGCTCTCCTTGTAGGGTCTTTAGCTAATTGGTTTCTTAATAATTGAGTCTGCGTCTTAGCATCATCTTTAGGCATTTCTTTTTGCTTTTTTAACTTTTGTTTTATTTTAGTAGATTTTATTAATCTATCTTGTTCATTTTTTGTAAGTCTTTCAAATGCTGCTCCCATCTCTCCTGTTTTTTCTAACATAGTTTGAGCAGTTTTAAAATCATCAGGTTTCTTTTTAGATTTACCTTTTTGTGTTATCCCAGCTTTTACAGGAGCATCTAGTGCAACTTTTTCACTAGCCTTATTTAATTTATCTAATAACTCTTTTTCTTTTTTTGTTATTGTGCCTTTTCTTTCTTTTGCTTCTAATCCTGTTACTAACTTAGCTCTTTCTTTACTTCCCTTTGTTTTAGACATTTCTATAAAGTTTTTATCTTTAGCTACTGTAACCTTCTCACCTCTTGTTCCTACAAGGTCTGCAGTCTTTTGTTTTCCACCTGTATCTTTATCAACTCGGTCAGCTAATACCTGTTTGTATTCTTTTTTAAAAATATCTTGAGTAGGTTTTCTTCGCATATTGCGAATTTTTTTCATTATCTTTTTTGCTTCTTCGGCAGTTGCACCTAGTGCTTTTAATTTAGCAAAACTCATATTAACATCTCCATCTTCTTCTAGCTTGTCTCAATCGGCTATTTGGGTTCTTTGCTGCTTTAGGAAATTTTTTCATCTGCCCTGCACTTCTAGCACAAAATGACTTTCTTCGTGCTGCTCTTTTACCTGTAGGCTTTTTTTCTGTTACTGCAGTTTTTAATTTACTACCCGGATTCTGCCTTCTATATTTAGCAACCCCCTTTGCAGTCATACCTGCACCACTTTTTGTGGGTCGCATATCTCCACTTCTTTGAGTGAAACCTTTTAATCCACCTCTTTTACGTTTGGCTGCCATGTTGTTTTTAATTTTTCACCTTCTAGTGTCATGTCTAAGCATTTATAACTTTTAGGGTAATACATTGGCATATGAATGGGCATTCCTTTTGCTATTTCATAGGCTCTTGATAAACACTTATCATGAGTTGCGTGTGGACTATATAAATCTTTTAATGTTACACACATATCTGGCTGATGCATCAGACAAGCCAGTACGAATAATTCATACATCTTCTAACATTCCTTCATGTTTCATTGCATTCTCTACGTGCTTCAAGGTATATCTTACACCTGTCTTTGCTTCAATCGCTGCACGTACATAGAATACGGAACTATGAGGGATATGTAAGGTACTTAATTTATTATTACGGATAGCATCGTATCA